TTTAAAAATCTGAAACAGTCTTTAACCGACAATTATAGCGGATTAGGCCAATCCCACAAATTAATGTTGCTTGAAGACGCCATGAAGCTCGAAAAATTAGGCTTTTCACCTGAAGATTCGCAGTTTTTAGAGTCGAAACAACATCATATTTCCGATATTGCCCGCTGGTTCAACATGCCTCCGCACAAGCTAAAAGACATGACTAAATCGTCATTTAATAACATCGAAGCTGAAAATGCCTCTTACGTTATAGACACGATCCTTCCGTGGATAGTCCACATTGAACAGAACTACGCAATTCAGCTTTTGACTCTTCAGGAATACAAGCAAGGGTTCTATTTTAAACATATTTTAGAAGGTCTTTTGCGTGCAAACTCGAAGGATCGTGCTGAATTTTACAAATATATGATTGGTAACGGTATTATGACACCGAATGAGGTCAGGGAAAAAGAGGACATGAACCCTTCTGGAGACCCGAACGCTGATGAATTATGGATGCCGACCGGGTTAATCCCTATGAGTAAATTTGACGAATATTTGAAGAAAAACCAGGGAACTACAAAACAGGTTGAAGATGAACCAGAAAACAAACTGAGATTATTAAAACTTGAAAATTAGGGTTTCTTGACGATCTGATCAATCGCTGAGAACGCAAGAAAGAAATAAACGGCTATTGGGAGCCCAATCTCTTAGTAGCCGTTTTTTCTTTGCCCTGAGTGCGGAGGCTAAAATGATTACAGTAAGAAAAACAGCAAAACAACGGCCAAATAAGGTTGGTATCGAAAACAAGAAAGATAAAAGAGTAACAAGCTATTTGTACGGCGAAATAGGCGGCTGGTTAGGTATAGATCATCTTGAATGGGTAAAACAATTCAACGCTATTGATGCTGATATCATAGACCTGAGAGTGGATTCTTTCGGCGGTGAGATGTTTGCCGCAAGGACGATGAAAACAGCAATAATGCAACATAAAGCCAAAGTGATAGCCCACATAGATGGTGTTGCCGCATCAGCCGCAAGTTTTTTGGTTATGGGCGCCGATGAGATAGAGATAGTTGAGGGTGGTTTTATGATGATACATAACGCCCTTGTCGGGCTTGATATTCTCGGTTTTTTTAATGCCTCCGCACTCAAGGATTTAATATCTGAGTTGCAAAAAGAATATGAGTTGCATGGACAACTGAATGAGTCAATAGCAAATGACTACGCCAAGAGGACAGGGATGGAGGTTAGCACGCTACTTGATTGGATGAATAAAGAAAAATGGATAGGGGCAAAAGAGGCGTTAGAGAATAAATTCGTTGACCGTATTTACGATGGCGAGCCGGTGAAAGCGAACTATGATCTATCCATGTATAACAATGTCCCTGATGAATTAAAAAAACGAAATGAAGCGGTAACGGAACAGATAGTTAAGAAGGATTTAAACCAGCGTGATTTGGAGAAGAACCTGCGAGATGCAGGGTATTCAAGGAATCAGGCGAAGGAAATAGTGGCAAAGGTTTTTCAGGATGAGCGAGAAGCCCAAACTGAAACTATCGAGCAGGATGAGCGAGAAGCCCAAATTGTGGATAGTGAGCCGCCACAGGTAAAAAAGAAGGACCGAACAGCGGACTTATTAACAAGGGCTGAAATGGTAGCCCCATCAATCGGAGGTTTTGTAAATGAAAACAATATCGCAGTATAAAGAAGACATCAAAGCCTTGATGAAAAAGGCTTCTGATATTGATGCAAAATGTATCAACGAGAACCGAGATCCTCTTGAGGCTGAACTTACTCTCAAGAATGAGCTTCTTGATACCGTGCAGGAATATCAGGAAATAATCAAAACTATGGAAAGGCAGGACCGTATGAGGGAGTCGCTTGAAAAGCCGGGTGATGCTCTTACTGTCCCAAAAAACGCTAAAATTGAAACCAGCGACAGCAGGTCAAAGGACAAGTTCGGTAGTCTTGGTGAACAGCTTATGGCTGTTATTAATGCTGGCAAGCCGAATGGCAAGGTTGATCCGAGACTCTACAATGCCGCTTCAGGAATGAATGAAACGGTCCCTTCAGAGGGCGGGTTTCTGATTCAGCAGGATTTTACCACAAGAGCCTATGAAGACCTGTTCGACAATGGTCTAATTGCTGGCAAGTGTGACAAGGTTCCCATATCCGGCAATGCAAACGGCACTGTCCTTAACGGCTTTGATGAGACTTCAAGGGCGTCAAGTACGGCAGGTGGGGTCGTGGTTTACTGGACTGATGAAGCGGAGCTAAAGACAGCCAGCAAGCCTAAATTTAGAAGGGTTGAATTGAACCTCAAGAAAATGCATGGACTCTGTTATCTGACAGACGAAATGATGATGGATGCTGCACAGGTTGAGGCTACGGTGAGCAATGCTTTTATTAAAGCAATGGACTTTAAACTCCAGGACGGAATTATTAACGGGACCGGCGCTGGTATGCCTTTAGGCGTCCTCAATGCAGGATGTCTTGTGGCTGTAGCCAAAGAAGCAGGTCAGGCCGCTGATACGATAGTGGCTCAGAATATCATGAAAATGTATGCTCGCAGGTTTGCTTCACTTACAGCGAACTACGCATGGTATTACAACCAGAACATAGAACCACAACTCTATCAACTCAGCCTTGCAGTAGGTACGGGCGGGATTCCGCTTTATATGCCGCCCGGCGGTATGAGCGAAACGCCGTATTCAAGGATTATGGGTCTCCCGGCTTATGCTATTGAGCAGGCGGCTGCTCTTGGTGATCAGGGCGATATCATACTCGCAGACTTTAAGGATGGTTATGTCTTAGCTGAGAAGGGCGGTGTTAAAACCGATATGTCTATCCATGTCAGATTCGCTTATGACGAAACTGCGCTCAGGTTTGTTCTGAGAGTGGACGGACAGCCCTGGAGAGCAAGCGCATTAACGCCTTATAAGGGTGGAACGAGTGATACACAGTCTCATTTCATTACCCTGGCTGCAAGGGCATAACAATATAGGGAACGGAGGTAAATATCATGTTATTCGGCGACCAATATAAAATAGTTCCAATCTATCACGAGTATGATTTATCTACTCACGACACGACACAACCGAGCGATAGTTGGAATATGAAAGACTATCATCATGCTACAATTATTCTTCAGTATAACACCCTCGGTGGTGCTTCTACTGTGGCTTATGTCTATAGCGGTACAAGTGCGGCGGCCCTTACTTCGGCATTGACTTTCTACTATGCCTTCAGTGGCGCCGATACAGGAACCGCTACGGCGGGGAGTGCTACAAGCTGTGACGTTTTGGCGGCATGGTCAACAAGTGCGGCTCTAACCGTCACTCACGGAACCTATACCGACAGGATGCTGGTAATTGAGGTTCCGGCGACTGCGATGGATCTGGCTAACAATGAGGAATGGATGACAGTTAACCATACTGACCCATCAACAGGCGCAACGGGGAATGTGACTGGCTTTGCAATTCTCCATCCGAGATATGCAGGGGCCAGGATGCCTACTTGCTTGGCATAACAAATAATGGCGGTCTTTCGGGGCCGCCTTAATGGAGGCTTGAAATGTTAGATGCAACAGACCTGAAACGGATTAGAGAGATAATCCAAGAGGAGTTGGAGAAGATAACTCCTAAAGAGTCTGATAAAAAATCAGGCAAAAAGGAGGTTAAATAATGGCTAATTTACAATACTCAACAATCGAGATGCTTGGTTATATGGATCAGGGGCATCATGTCAAGACTTCGGTTTTGGACAATGCTACCTATCTGTTAACCGGCGACAACCAGACTGAAATTTTCAATGTATATGGCCGGATCATGGTCAAACAGCTTTATATGGAAGCGGTTACGGAGTTCGGAGCACAGGCTACAACCATGTATTACAATTTTACGTCAACGACTCCGGCTATTGCTGTTCAGCCAATGAGTGCAGCAAGTGCAGCGTTAACCTCGCTTGCCCAAGGCGCACGGCATGTATTTGTTGGCGGTGCAGTTGCCACGGCGTGCGTTATCACAGCTACGGCTGGCATCTCTGATGTGATCTGCGTCAATCCGCATATCATCGGCACGGATGATGGAACCACCCAGGGAGTTGGTACCATCGGCATCCTGACAGCGGTTGCAAGCCAGCTTTCAGGAACGTGCCAGTTCCATATCCATTATATCCCGATGAGCGATGGAGCTTATGTAACAGCAGTGCTGTAGGAGGTGGCATTATGACGGTAAAAATGATTGCCACAATTAAACATCTTCAATGCCTGTCAACAGACGAATTTCCTTTAACCGATGTCCCGGAGGGCTCAACGATGCATGTTGTGGACACAGGCGAGGAATATGTCTTCTTTGACGGGGCATGGGAGCAGGATTTAAGACTAATAGCGGCTCTAAGAGCTGTATAGGAGGTTACTATGTACGGAAAAGTAGGGGTGCAATCCCTTTCGAGCGGCTCTTCCGGGCCTGTCCGCCTGAATGAGCGAGGAGATATAATTGCTCAACCGGCGGGCGGCAAGTATGCAGAGGCGGCCATAGCTGGCAGGTTGTTTTCGGCAGCCAATCAAACACCCGTGAACACATCGACAACCCTAAACACGACTTTCACAGGGCTTGGCCTTTGCAACCCGACCGGGAGCGGTAAGCTGATTATCGTGCACGAATTTGGATGGGCACTTGACCAAGCCTCGGCTGGGGATGCCGTGCTTGCATTAGCTACTACGACTGATTCTGGGTTTGCAACGGATATCACTGTCCGGTGCGCTAGATGGGGGTATGCAACCAGTGTAGCTTATGCGGATGCATCAGCTACAATCGTAGCTCCAATTATCATTAAAATTATTGGTAGTATTGGCACGAATGCTACAACTGCTTTAACAAATCCCGGGCTGATTGATCTTGGCGGTAGTATTGTGCTACCTGCGGGTCGAGCCCTTGTTACCGATACAACCCTTGCGACCGGCGCAACCTCGATTCAATTCCATTATTTATGGGAAGAAGTTGACGCTTAACC